GATAATGTATACTCAGGTGTAAATGTAGGAAGGATTTGTTCGATAATTTGAAGACCATCTTCTTGAGTTTTTGTGAGGATGTATAAAGAAAGATCTAAGTTGTATGGAACAGGAGTATACATGGTTGATACTGCACCAGTACCATCTCCACACTTCAACTGTTGCATACGATTTACTTTTCTTTGAGGATCGTAGTTGTATCCAATAATCTCAAATGACATTCTTGGAAGAGTTGTGTAAACATTATTTTCTAAAGTTGGATCTTGTTCTAAACGAACAATCCATTTTTCTTTTGGAGCGTAAGCAAGAGGCACTTGTAATCTTTGGATAACAGTACCAGTTACAGAATCACCCTCACGACGATCGATATAGATGTCACTGAATAGTGAACCGAATCCTACGATGCACTTGCGAATGATTCCGTGGTAGTATACATTACTGTTTAACATTATGGGTTATTCTCTGTGTCAATTTCGCCGAATGGGTTTGTTACGCTAAACAATACATCCTGTGCTTCTGTTTTAAATTTATTATTATCACCAAACGAGTTTGGCGAGTCAATATTGATATCAATAGAAGAAGTGGCTGTAGCACCAGCACCAGCACCACCAGTAAATGATATAACTGGAGCAGTTTGATACTGTTGTCCAGAATTAGTTATATCCACACGAATAATTTTATTAGCATTAGCACCAGTACCACGAACAGCTGTTGCTGTCGCACCATATCCAGTTGAACTTGTAATTACCACTGTTGGCACAGATGTATATCCAGAACCAGCAGCAGTTACTGTAATAGAAGTGACTTCTCCATTTGGAGATCTTGTGGTATTTGTAGTGAATGTTTTGAGAGTTTCAAACGCATCAATCTCTGAGATGCCAGTATCGATCTTCTCAGAAGCATACTGGAACAGTTCAACTTGTAACTTAAACACATATAGTTTACCAAGCTGATAAAATGGATCTTGATGTTTTACAAACTTAATTTCAAACAAACCCTTAGTCAATGGAAAGTAAATTAAATCACCTTCGCATGGACGAGTAGGAATAATTGTTTGTCCATAACGACCAACCAACTGATCCCATCTACGACGAGCAACTACCAATGTAGCTGATTGTTCCATCATCAGACCAAACTTTTGAATAAATGCACCTTGTCCATCAAGTGAGTCTACATTCTCAAAGTACATCTCAATTGGAAACGAAGATGTAAATTTACTTAAACGATCCTCACCAAGAATCTCATCTTTAGAAACTAATGTTCTTGGGATGTACATAAACTCATTACCGTAAATCTTAAGAGATTCGATAATAAGATCCTCAATTAGGTACTGCTCATTCTTTGTACCATGAGTAAAATAAACATTAGTAGGCATCTATTATCCCATGAAGAAATCTAGGGGTGCTGACTTATTCTGTAGTTCGTCTTCCAGTTCTTTAATTTCTGTAGTAGCTTCATCGTAAAGTTTATCACCATCCAAAGTTACACCACCTGGAAGTTGAATACCAGAGAATTTCTTAATGTTAGTCGCCCATTGTTTCTTAAACAATGCTGTGGTATAATGTTTTAACCATGGCTCGTTATAAATCTTAGACCATGTTGTTGGATCCATCGCACGATACGCTTGAACGATAATATAATCGCCAAGAATAAAGTCTGTTGCCCAGTTTGCATCTAGGTATAAACGACCATTCAAACGATTAAATCTAAATCTTTGATGTCCATTTAATTCAAAGTCTAGCAATGCCAAATGCGACATCACTGTTTTGTAATAGATTAATGAAGTAGATGTTAAATCATACAAGTCATTTAATCTTAATTGGTATTGCAAGTCGAAGATGTTCTTTGAAGAAGATGCTTGTCCTGCAGATATAATTTGAGTAACACCCCAAACATAGTCTGGAATTTCAACATAACGATTATCGTATTCACGGAGTGTGATAGAAGACAGCGTTGCATTATGTCCTGCTGAACCAGTAATAGCCTCACCTGCAGTAAATGTACCAACAACATTTCTAACTAACAATAAAGTACCTGAAGAAGATCTTTGAGATTCTCGGCAAACTTCAGCAGTTGCACCACTCGTTGCTCCAGTAATAACTTCAGCAATAGCAAAGGTAGTTGCCACAGAAGCAGAAAGAGTTATCTCAGAAGCACGAATCAATTGTTTAAGATAGATTTGCTCCACACCTTCATAGTGATATAGTTTCCAGTAGTCTAATGCTTCATCAATGCGGTCTTCGATTTGATCATCGTCCACATTAATCTCAAGCACTGGTGCACCCAATGCTCTTAATGCATATTCTTTTAATCCAGTTCTGGTAGAGACAGCAGCCATTTTAGTTACCTAACTTTGCTTTAAGTTCTTCAATTTGTTTTTGTTGCTCTTTAATCGCTTCAACTAATAATGGAACAATTCGCTCGTAGTGTAGAGTCATATACTGCGGATCGATTGGAGCAGGTACAACAACTTCTGGTAGAACTGCTTGAACTTGCTGAGCAGATAAACCGACATGTTGTTCAGATGCATCATAACCCAATGCTACTGCAGTTTCGTTTGCATGGTAATGAAAGCCATCAAGAGAAAGAACTTTCTCAAGAGCATTCTGAATATTACCAGTTTTAGTTTTTAGACGATCATCAGAGTAGAAAGAAGTAATTGCGTTTGTTGCACGAATTTCTCCAGCAGTACCAGATGCAGCAGTTCCAACACCTAGTGATGAACTTTGTGCACCAGCACTAAGAACTATAGAAGTTCCTGTTGCAGCACCAAGAACTGGAGTCACTAAGGTGGGTGTACTGGCAAATACTAATGCGCCAGTACCAGTCTCGTCTGTAATGGCAGAGATTAAATTGGCGGAAGAAGGTGTAGCTAAGAAAGTGGCAACACCAGTGCCTAATCCAGAGATACCAGTCGATACTGGTAGACCAGTACAACTTGTTAATGTTCCAGAAGATGGAGTTCCAAGAACTGGAGTTGTTAGTGTTGGGCTAGTAGCAAATACTAAAGCACCAGAACCAGTTTCATCGGAGCAACCAGTCTTTAATTCTAATGAAGTAAATGTAACTGTATTGTTTGTTAAACTAATAGATTTGTTTGTTAGCGTATCAGTCGTTGCTTTACCAACCAAAGTATCGCTGGCATTTGGTAAAAGTATTGATCTGTCTGCAGTAGGATCTACTGTAGATAATGTTGTTTCGAAGCCATCAGCAGTAGCACCTTCGAACACAAAGGCATTTTGAATTTCAACAGTGGTTGAATTTACAGTAGTAGTTGTGCCGTTTACAGTTAAGTTACCAGTAATAACTGTATTTGCATTATTGATTGTTAGCGTGCCAGTTGCAGCACCGATAGAAATAGTAGTTGCTGCACCGAAAGCATTAACAGTTGTTGCTGTAGTGTTAAACACATTCTGTGTTGTTTGTGTTCCAACTAGCGTACCAGTATAATCTTTAAGATTAGTTCTGTTCCACTGACCAACTTGAGTAGCTGCAGTTCCTGCACCATCCTCAGCGTAGAAATCTAAGTCACCATTTGAGTTACCAGCAGATGTTTCTGCTTGAATAAAAGTAAACCCATCAACGGATTTAACACCACCAAGAGATGACCAAGCAGCAGAAGAATAGCCCTCAAATGTAGATTGAGTAGTATTGTAGCGAATCATACCATTTGCTGGTACATATGGTCGTTGAGCAGTAGTTCCAGTTGGAACTTGTAAGAATCCAAGAATAGTAATAGCAGTAATAGTACCAACAGTTGGTGTAGTTCCACCAGTAACTGTTACGGTAATGCTAGTTCCAGAAACAATGCTTGCGACTAATACACTAGTAGGAGAACCACCAAACAAAGAACCAGTGCCAGCAGTTGCGGTAATATTTTGACCAACTAAAATACCAGCAGTTGATGATATACCAGTAATTGTTGCTGTAAATGGACCAGCACCAGATACGGAAGCAACAGATGCATTGCCATAACTGCCGTTACCCATAGTTATAGAAACTACTCCAGTAAGAGCGTTACTAGTATCACCGAATGGTACTGCAGTAGAACCAATTGTAATTTGACCTGCAGCAAACTCAGGTGCAGTAGAAGCACCAGTTGATTTTAAGAATGTGCCAGCAGCACCAGCTGCAACGAAAGTGGTTTGATTTGTATCTAATTGAATAATAAGATTACCAGCAGAACCACCAGCAATATTAGTTGCTGTTGTGGCAACAGTGGCAGTACCAACAACCAGTGAAGATTGAGCAGTCCAAGTTGGTGAAGATGCTCCAGCAGAAGTTAATACTTGACCAGAAGTTCCAGCTGCAGTAACACCAAGAGCAGAAGAAGTAGAGTAAACAACAGCACCAGCTGCAGCAGTAATATTAGCATTAGTACCACCGTATACTAATCCAATAGGAGTGCCTTGCCAAACAGAATTGCTTGAATGCGTTTTGTTTGTGAATGTTTGCGTGCCTGCAAGAGTCGCAATAACTGAACCACCGCCAGCAGTAGAACCATCATGTAGCCTTAGTGTTTTTGCTTCGGTATCTACAGTGAGTTCAGCAATTGCGCCAGTGAACGCATTATTTTGGGTAGTTGTTCCTCGTCTAAACTGTACTTGGGTTGCCATTTAAAAATTCCTCTATTTTGTATATTTATGCTTGTGCTTCAGACCAGAATAAGTTTAAGTTAACACTAGCTGATGTTGAAGAAAGATTGTTAATAACAACTGCCAAGACATCGGGACCATCTGGGAAGTTACTAAAACCACCAATGGCAGAGTTAGATAATTCTTTAAGAGTTGATAAGTCAATCTCAGCAAAACCAGCTGGTGGTCCAAGTGTGGAGAAAATCTGTTCTCCAGGAGTTGCGGTTGTAGTATTACTTGTAGAAATCTGAGCAAAAGAAGGTTGTGAACCTAATGCAGTAGTATTAACTGATGTCCATGTTAGACTTGATGCGTCAATATTTCCTGGATTTAAAATACCATAAACTTGCACCGACTTATCTGATTGTAGTTGTAGTTTTTGTAGCAACAACTGTGAACGATTAATAAGATCTCTATCACCAAAGTTACCTGCAATTGAGTTTGATACTGATGGTGCCAGTCGAATAAAGAATGCAGTTTTTGAAGCATCACCACTAACAGCAACTTTTAATTCTGCGTAGTTAAAGTAGTAACCACGATCTGTATCAAATCCACCATCTAAGATGTATGAAGATCCCCAGTGATTTAACTGTGGTGCTGCAGTACAACTAATTAAAGTTACAGAAGTAAACCCATTGTTTTTACTATGTGATGCTGCAGCACCACCAGTAAATGTTCTATTGGCACCACCAATAAACATTGTAAAACTACCGCCACGGGTGCATCCAGTTAGTGTATTACTAGTTTTACCAGTATAAGGAATAACTTCATTACCGATCAATACTGTACCACCTGCAGCTGGAAATCTAGAAGCATCGAGTACATCAATACTTGTTTCGCTATTATCTAAATCTTCATCTAAACGACCAATAACAGATTCATTAATTGTTTGATAACGAACTGCCGTATTACCAGTACGCATATACGCTTCATCATTAATGTTGTTTTGTTTCATACGATGAACAAGCATCATGTTTCCATCTGGACCACGACACATAAAGTCAACGAAACCAGCACCATACCATGAGAATGAAATACCCAACATTTGCATCTTGTTAAGATTCATATTATAACCTGAAATACCAGTACCATCTACTTTGTCTATATTAAATTCTGATTGTGGTACACGAGTATCAATAACAGCTGCCATCTTAATACCAGATGAATTATTGACACCACGATATTCTGGATTAATAGTTAGTGAAGTATCACTGGCAACACTACCAACTTTATAAGTCATACCACGAATAATAATATTATCACCAACTTTTAATTGTTGTGTGAAACGAGTGCTGGTTCCAGTAACTGTTTGAGAAGCTGCAGTTACTGCAATAAAACCAGACAACTGGAATGTACCAGATCGTTTAACAACTGCTAATTGTTGTCCATCATACTCCCAGAACAATCCGTTTTGATCATCAAATGGACCAACACGAACACATGCTCCATGCCAATTTTTAACTGTTACACGAGGAATGTTTGTAATAACTGCACTGGCAGAACCTAGTGTTCCAGATGCAATAACAGTAAAAGTATTTTCTCCAGTAATAGTATTGACACCATATGTGCCATTATATCCTGATGTAACAACACCTGAAATAAGCACAGTTGCGCCAACTTGTATTGAATGGTCTAATTCTGTAGTCACAGTAATTAAAGAACCTGGAGTAGTTCCAGAAGCAGAAATTTGATCAAGGTTAATAACAGGGTTTAGTGAGACACCTGAAGACCACAAGACACCTTTACCTGATTGATAACGCATGTACTTTTTAGTTTGTCTAGAAACAGAAGCACCATGAGAAGGTACAAAGTTTGATAATGTTACACCACCATCAAATGGGCGATGCAATACATAAGCGTCGGAACGAGTAAACATTGTCATAGTAATACCAGCAGAAGCGACTGCACCACCAACACGAGCAGTAAATGTAAATGTAGTGGCAGTTGGAACTGTTTCCGCAAGAAAGTTACCAGTTAATAATCCGTGATTTGTTCCAGCAGAAGATACAATACCAACTAGCGGAGCACCTGGAACCAGACCATGATTGGCAGAACAAGTTACTGTTATAACAGATGGATTTGCTTCATTAGATGCCACTGAAGAAATTGGCAGTGAAGAACCAGTATAAAATCCACCACGACGAGCATAGGTAATGCCAGTAAATAAAGACAAAGCATTTGTACCAACGATACCTTTGGCAAAGTATGTAAAAGTAGTTGATGTTGGAACACTGGCGATAACAAAAGCACCTTCGGCACGACCAGATGTGCTGGTATTACCAAGACCGTAAATAATGACTGCATCATTTACCGATAGTCCATGCGCAACAGAGGTTGTTACGGTGATTGTTGATGGTGAAGCACCATTGGTTGTAACTCCAGACAAGAAAATATCAAGTCCAGGTTTTTCATAAATTCCAGGAACACCACGAATCTCTGCATAGTTCTGCCACTTTGTGGTTTGCAAACCATATTCAAAGTCAGCATCAATTAGTGATTGTGGATTTGAAATACGAATTCGTTCAATAGCATCTACACCAAAAGCATACGGACGAATAATATTACCTTGAGTTTTTGGTGCGTCTGTATAAACTGCTATCTTGTGCGTAGATAGCATCGAAGATGTATCTTTTGCTAATGTTACTGTTGTAACACCATCTTGTTCTGAAAAGAAAGTCGTACTGTCTAAAGAATCATATACCAAAGATCCAGAACGAGTTGGATCACCAAGAGCGTAAATATTCTCTTGAGTAGTTTTGTTTGTAATAATTAATAGTTGAGTTTCATCAACTTTACCTGGAAATTTTACTGTGCCAGCGTTTGCTGCTCCAGGTGTAAAAATGTATTTTTCAATAAGCTGACGAGCCATTTATGATCCTTTAGAATCCAAAAATAATTGCATAAGAAATATAATCTGCTTTAACAGATTGATCTAAGTTACTCAACGATACGATACCATCTACAACTAGAGAACCCATATTGTAAATATACTCAGCTGGTACACTAGTTACTAAACCAAGATCTTCTGTTATTGTTATAATAAGATCAGTCACTAATCCTAAATCGGATTCAGCGTTAGCTGCAAAAACTGCTGAAGCAACTGCTTGATCTGATTCAGCGTTAATCCAAATAGATCCGTTGTACTTAAGAACTTGATCTGATGCTGGAGAACTGATTACAACATCTGACAAGCTGTCTAATGTTGAAACACTTTGGGTTGACCATTGAACTCCAGTTCCAGTAGAAACAAGCACTTGACCATTTGTACCAGCACCGCCACCTGCAGTTAAAGTGCCAGTAAGAACAGCAGACGAAAGAGTTTTATTTGAGAGGGTTTGTGTGCCAGTTAATGTGGCGACTGATACAATGGAAGCCGTTCCACTGTCTTTTTTGAAGAATAGATTACCATCGTATGTGTTGAGTGCTAACTCTCCAAGTGCAAGATCTCCTACAACTGGAGTTTTGCCTTGAACGGCACTTCGTTTAAGAACGACTGTGTTAGACATTATAACTATAACCTATTCTATGTAGAATTTAAAACAACCAGTATATACTGGGGTGGGAATTTCACCCACCAAGTATTTAGTTCACTTTAATAAGTGCCACCATCGATATTAAAGCCATCGAGAGTAGATGTTCCTGCACCAGCACCAGTAATATTAATACCAACAAACATTGACTTAGCAACTGATAGACCACCAGACAATACAGTCGCAGCAGTACCAAGAGCAGAAGCATCAGTAGTAGCAGTAAAGGTTACTGCGCCAGAAGCTGCAAGAGTTGTAAACGCACCAGTATTTGCAGTAGAAGCACCGATTGGAGTATTGTTAATACTACCAGTAGTAATCACTGCACCAGTGATTGTTTTATTAGTTAGTGTATCTGTAGTGGCACGACCAACTAAAGTATCAGTTGAAGTTGGTAGTGTTAATGTACCACTGTTAACAATAGTGGCGATAACTGGAGCAGTTAAAGTCTTGTTAGTAAATGTTTCAGTACCAGCTAGTGTAGCAAGAGTGCCAGTAACAGGTAGTGTTAATGTTGTATTGGCAGTTGTAGTTAGTGCAGTAGTATGTGCACCGATTGTGCTAAAGTTACCACCGATAGTAATAGTCTTACCAGTATTAGCAACACCAGTTCCACCATACTGACCATCAATTACAGAACCAGTCCAAGTACCAGTTGTGATAGTACCAAGAGTTGTAATAGTTGCTTGACCAACATAACTTGAAGAGATATCAATCGCATCTGCAGAGATAGAGATACGGTTGTTAGTACCAACTGCATTTAAAGTATTACCAGTCTTTGTTAAACCATCACCAGCAATAACAGAACCAGCACCAGAGAACTGAACAAAGGTAATTGCAGTAGTACCGACAGTAATAGCACCAACATTGGTACATACATAACCATTGTTTGCACCAACAGTACCTTCTTCAACGAAAGTAAATGCACCTGGAGTAATTTCGCTGTCTTCATCAGCGTCAACTGTACGAGTCAACACCCAATTTACAGAAGCAGTACCAACAGTGGTAACTTTATAGAAACCATTTTGCAGGGCAGTTGTTTGATCTTTAACAAGAACACGCTCGCCAACAACTAAAACTCTACTATCAATAGTGATTGCAGCTTGAGTGCCAGAGTTAGTAAGAGTTGCGCCAACACCAGAAGTTCCGTTGGAATATGTGGCAGTTAGATTACCAGTTGTAGTAACGATAACTGAATCTTTAACATCAAGACCAGTTTTAACAGCATCAACATAGTTCTTAGTAGCTGCATCGCTTGACTGAGTAGGCTCAGCAACAGAAGTGATACGCTTGTTGGCAACATCAACAGAACCAGTACCAGTTGGAACTAAATTAACACTGTTGTTACCAGATGCAGCACCAACAGTCATATTGCCAGAAGTGGCAGTAACGCTAGTTGCTAAAGCAGCACCAAGAGTTGGAGTTACCAGAGTCGGGCTACTAGCAAATACTAAAGCACCAGAACCAGTCTCATCAGAGATAACACCAGCAAGTTCAGCAGAAGTGGTTGCAGCAAATACGCTTAGTTTATCTGCTACATAAGCAACAGTACCACCTGCACCGAATGCCACAGAAGAAGTATCTGTACCAGTGAATGTTAGTGTATTGCTTGCAGTAAGGGTTTTACCATTGGCAATTGTTAGAGTGCCAGTGCTTGAACTAATTGTTAAGCCATTAATGCTTGTGGCAGTTGCTGCACCAAGAGTTGGTGTAATTAAAGTAGGACTATTATTAAATACTACAACACCAGAACCAGTTTCATCGGAAATGGCAGTAGCTAACTGAGCAGAAGTAGTAGTTAGTGTATTGTTTGCTAAGTTGATAGACTTATTAGTAAGTGTATCAGTAGTAGCTTTACCGACTAAAGTATCTGTTGCTGCAGGTAGAGTTAAAGAGTTTGACCCAGCAACAGCAGAAGCAAGTACAGTGATGGTACCTGAAGTAGATCCATTAAATGTAGCACCTGTTGCGCCAATAGTTGCGCCATTGATTGTTGGGCTAGTTAAAGTCTTATTAGTAAGAGTCTGAGTACCAGTGTTTGTGGTTACAGTATTATCGATATCGAATGTAACGCTAGTTGCTGTACCAACTGCAGCAACTGCAGAAGTAATACCAGTACCACCAACGAAGGTGATAGTATCTGTTGCAAGAGCAACAGAGTCAGTACCAGTATCACCAGCAATACCAAGAGTAGTGGTAATTGAAGCAGTAGAAGCTGCAGTCAAACGACCTTGCGCATCAACAGTAAATACTGGGATCGCAGTGGCAGATCCGTAACTACCTGCAGTAACTGCAGTGTTAATTAAAGAAATAGTAGAAGTGTTACCACCATCATTGTTGGTAACAAGAATTTGGCTAGCAGTACCAGTAACTGCACCACCAACTGTATCGTAGATGAACTCAGCAAGAGTATCTGTTGTACCATTAATGTATGGATTGTTAAGAACTAATTTACCAGTACCATTTGGTGTAAGAGTAATATCACCATTAGTATCAGTAGAAGAAATTGTGTTACCATTTAAGTCGAGGTTATCAACTTTAAGATTATCTAACTTGCTACTTGCGTCGGTGATTAGTGCAGACGACGCAGTTAGAGTACCACGAGTATGATCCAGTAAATCAGTAAAGTATTTACCACCAATAACTAGATGGTTTGCTGCATCTCCAGCAGTTTCTACACCGATACCAATGTATAAACGATCACCGCCATTAGAGTCGTTATTACCAAGTGCTGAGTACGCTAACTCACCAGCACCAAGTGTTGTTGGATTCCCCGCTGTCGATGATCTTTTTATTCTAATTATTGATGCCATCTTTTATTCTCCGTTAATATTGTCCACCAGTTACATCTT